TTGGGGTAGACCCAGAAAAGCTTTTGTACTCGCAAGCAAGAACCATTAATGAGATGGTAGACGTTAGCGTAGCCTTTATGGAGGCTGGAGTAGACATTATCGTAGTAGACAGTATTACATCGCTGCTACCCGCAATCTATTTTGAGAAGGGCACAGAAGACCTTAAGGCACTAGAAAATACCAAGCAGATTGGTGCAGAGTCTAGAGACTTTAGCAATGCCTGGAAGATGATTAACTATGCGAACAACAAGGTTAAGCCTACGCTGTTTGTCCTGATCTCGCAGTCCAGGAACAACATTAGTGCTATGTACACGTCTCAGCAGCCATCTGGTGGACAGTCCACAAAGTTCTATTCTTCTACTGTAATTAAACTGTTCTCTTCTGAGTCCGACAACCAGGCCATCAAGGGCAAGATTGCAGTCAGGGATAAGCTGATTGAGGAAAAGGTTGGCCGCAAGATTCGCTGGGAGCTTCAGTTCTCTAAGACATCTCCAGGTTTCCAGTCTGGAGAGTACGACTTCTACTTCAGGGGCGACATGATTGGCATCGATTCTATCGGAGATCTCGTAGACACCGCAGAAATGAATGGCCTTGTAAGTAGAACTGGTGCCTGGTATCAGCTAGAAGATGGCACAAAGGTTCAGGGTAGAGAAGCATTTATCGAAAAGGTGAGAGAAGATGAAGAACTCCAGAAAAAGCTTGTGGAGCAACTTAATGGCTAAATATTCTGTGCATCACGGTGTGTTTCCCTGCCACGAGTGCAAGGAGCCAGCACACTCCCTGAGATTCTATCCAGAATCAAAGGACATTACTTGGGTATGTAGCAAGAAGCACATGAACAGGGTTTCACTACAAACGAGAAAGCGTAAGCAAGACTATGACCGAAAAGTCTGAGGGTAAACGTATTGGGGCCAAGCTACACAAGAACTCCGGTCGTAATACAAAGAAGGGTGATGCATCCTGGTACAACTTCGTAATTGATTTCAAAGAAGTTGGCAAGGGCTTTACTTTAAATAAAGATGTATGGGCAAAAGCTACAACAGATGCCTTGAAATCTAATAAAGACCCTGCTATAGTTGTAGTTCTGGGTTCAACACAAAAAACAAGACTGGCAGTGATCGAGCTGTCTTTGCTAGAACAACTGCTGGAAGAGAGAGAACAATGAAAATCTTAATGCTAGATATTGAAACAACGCCTATGCAGGTTTACACCTGGGGTCTGTGGGACCAGAACATTGGTATTAACCAGATTATTAAGCCCACCGAGATGATGTGCTTTGGTGCCAAGTGGCAGGGCAAGAAGAAGGTTACCTTTAAGTCTGTCCACCACGATGGTAAGAAGGCTATGCTAGAAGAGCTACACGCCATGATGGAAGAGGCAGATGCTCTTGTAGGCTGGAACTCAGCTGCCTTTGACCACAAGCACATTAAGCGTGAATTCCTTGAAAACGGAATGACACCACCATCGGTGGTTAAAGATCTTGACCTTATGAGTGTCGTAAAGGCAAACTTCAAGTTCCCATCTAACAAGCTAGATTATGTTGCACAGGCTCTTGGCGTAGGCGCTAAGTTTAAGCACTCTGGCTTCGAGCTGTGGATTGATTGTATGAATGGCGAGGACAAGGCCTGGCGGGAAATGAAGAAGTACCAGATACAGGATGTTGTTTTGCTAGAAGAGCTGTACCAAGTCCTTCTTCCTTGGTTGCCAGGTTCTGGAAGTGTTACCAGTAAAGAGAGGCGAGAAATCGCTGGGTCTGATGGAGTGGTACAATAGTATGGTGGAAAATAATGAGAGCAAGACAACCCTTGACATGGTCAATGGCCTTGCTGAGATATCTGAATACATGAAAGATGATGAACTGGATACCGCTTTAACAATGGTAGCCAAGCTCATTCTGCGACCAGATATCCCGATTAATGTAGCCACCATAGAGATTGTTAGGTTGCAAGCAATTGCTGCCAAGATGAGCTTTAAGGCTACGTGGATGGCAAACGTAGAAAAGGGAGATCGAGCAAAAAAGAATATTTACTTTACCGCTGCTGCTGCAATCAATGAGCTTGTGGCTGCTCTTAAGTACATTACTCGATAATATTTTATGACTAAAAACTTACTAAACCAAATAATGGCCAACACGGACAAGCCTGCAAAGGCTTCCGAAAGTATGCAGGCATTGATTGAAAAGATTAATTCTGGATACATTGCTAAGCGTGGTCCAAGGCATCAGCAGAAAAAAACTTTTGCCCCATCGACTATTGCTTATGGTCATGGCGAGTGTGCTAGATACTGGTACCTAGCTTTTGAGGGCGGTACGTTTGAAGATAATGCAGACGCATTTGCTGGTGCGAACATGACAAATGGTACAAAGTCACACGAGCGTATTCAGCAGGCTATGGCAGACTCTGGAATGCTTATTGATTCAGAGTTTAAGATTCTATATGATGACCCACCTATCTTTGGATACGGAGACGTAATCCTTGATTGGGAGGGTGAAGAGCTTCTTGGTGAGATCAAGACAGCCATGCAAGAGGGGTTCGAGTATCGGAAAAGAACTGGTAAGGCAAAGACGGGCCACTTAATCCAGATTCTTATTTACATGAAGATTCTCAAAAAAGCAAAAGGTGTTCTCATTTATGAAAACAAAAATAACCATGAGCTATTGGCTATTCCTGTTGTTGTAAATGATTACTATATTAAGTGGGTAGACCAAACATTTGAATGGATGAGGACAGTTCGTAAGGCTTGGGAAGATAAGCTCTTGCCTAAAAAGAACTACCGTTCAAATTCTAAAATCTGCAAGTCCTGCCCTTTGGTAAAGGTCTGTGCAGATGCTGGTGAGGGAGACATCAAGATAAACTCAATGGAGCCCTTAGATGAAAACTTGTCAATGGTGTGATAACTCATTTGAAGCAAAAGTAGGTTATCAGATTTATTGCTCTTCTGAATGTAGAGAAGAAGCGACAAAAGAAAAGATTGCACAGAGATATCTGGTTGCACGACGCAACCGTATGATGGGCAAGAAGCGTAACTGCAAGTCTTGTGGATCTCCACTCTCTGCGTATAACGATGAGCCAATCTGTCAGGTGTGTATAGTAAACCCCACAGAGGTTTCCAAGGCTCTCAAAGAAATTAAGGGGAATGCCGGTGGTAGACCTAAGCGCTCTAAATAGCCCCCCACAAAAGCTTTGTGCGATTGACGCTAGCACAAACAGTTTAGCCTTCGCTATCTTTGACGGGAAAAGTCTGGAAGCTATGGGTAAGATTAATTTTTCAGGAGCAAATACATATGAAAAGGTAGCTGACGCATGTAATAAAACTAAGTCTGTTTTTGATATCTTTCAAATTGAAGCTGTGGTTATTGAGCATACGGTTTTTATTAACAGCCCTAAAACTGCGGCGGATCTTGCGTTGGTTCAAGGAGGACTTCTAGGCGGCATGTCTTTGACGGGGGTAAAGATAATTAAATCAATTAACCCTGTTGCCTGGCAAACCTTTATCGGCAATGGAAGGCTGACTCATGTAGAGAAGTCCGACCTTAGAGTTTCAAGTCCAGGCAAAAGTGAATCATGGTATAAGACAAAAGAGAGAGAAATAAGAAAAGAAAAGACAATTAAGTTTGTCAACACCTATTATGACAAGAAGACTAGTGATAACGATATCGCTGATGCGGTGGGTATAGGGCACTATGCTATTCGTAATTGGTCCAAGCTGAATTGACAAGGAGTAGGTATGCCTGCTAAACTTTATACTAATCCGCTCTGGCTAAAGAAGCGGTATCAGTTAGACAGAAAAACACCACAAGACATAGCCAAAGAGTGCGGTGTTAGCGTGGCAACCGTGTATGTATATCTAGACAAGTTTGGATTAAGGAAAAAACGTTGAGAATCATTAAACATTTTGCAAAAGTTGCAAAGATGCAATTTGTTAGACTAACATGCAAGCATGAGGAGTCACATAGGGCATCCTGTCCTTTTACAGGAATGACCTATATTAATTGTGTTAACTGTTGGAAGAGGCTAGGGGTAGTACCAACTGATGAGCAAACAAACAGAAGCTAAGATAACCGAAGTTATACTCGATATCGAAAAAATGCTGATTGAGAAGAACAGAGCCTACGGCGACTCCGCCTTAGAGCCGGTGAGGATCTTCTCCAAAGCACAAACTATTGAGCAGCTTTATGTAAGAATTGACGACAAGCTTTCCAGGGTAGAGGGTGGTCATGAATATCCTGGGGACGATACAATTAAAGATCTAATTGGATATTTGGTATTATTGCTTATTGCAAAGGAGAGAGATGAAAGAGTACAGTAACAAAAACCAGATCGGCTTCGATGACATTTTGCTGATCCCTCAACATTCTGAGATTTCTAGTCGTAATGACGTAAGCCTAGCCACAACACTGGGCAAGGGTCTTAATGGTATAGCCATGTCTATGCCAATTATTGCAGCACCTATGGATACTGTGTGCGAGCACGAGATGGCATCTTCTATTCGTAAGGCTGGCGGGTTTGGAATTATCCATAGATACATGCCAATTGAAAAACAGGTGAAGCAGATTGGTCTTGCAAAAGCTATGGGTGGCTCGGCTGGTGGTTCCGTAGGGGCAAGGGGAGAGTTTGCTCACGATGCCGTAAAGCTGGTAGGTGCCGGGGCACTTCTAATCCTGATAGATGTTGCTAATGGACATAGCGAATATGCAGTTAACGCAGTAAAAGAACTTCGCCAGGTTTTTGGAAACCAAATCCACATTATGGCTGGTAACGTTGCAACGTGGGAAGGCTTTGCCAGACTGGCAGATGCTGGTGCAGATTCAATTAGGGTAGGTATTGGCGGTGGATCTGCTTGCACCACACGAGTAGTCAGCGGTCACGGAGTTCCCACCCTTTCTTCCATTATGGACATTAGGGAACGAGTTGCATACAACGAGGGGCCGAGCCTAATTGCTGACGGCGGTATCCGCAATTCTGGAGATGCTGCCAAGGCTCTAGCCGCAGGGGCACACGCCTTGATGCTGGGCAGACTCTTGGCTGGCACAAAAGAATCTCCTGGAGAAATTGTGGATGGTCGTAAGATCTTCCGAGGAATGGCATCTAGGGAGGCACAGGAGGAGGGTAGGGGCGTTGTATCCGGTGTAGAGGGTATTGCGACCACCGTTCCTTTTGTTGGAAGTGTTAATGATATTATTAATGATTTTAATGCGGGACTAAAGAGTGCTCTATCTTATACGGGGGTAGAAAACCTTATTGACTTTCACTCCGAAGCAGTGTACAATAGAGTAACAAGCAGTACACTAAACGAAACTAAACCACACGCAAAGGAGTAACATGCCCCGCCGTAAAAAGGTAGAGCTTCCGCCCACCAAGTTTTTTAGCTACCCAGAGATTGAGGTAGATGGTTTTATTATTGAAAAAGGCGAACTCATCAAGATCAAAGATGAGTGGGGAATGAGGTTCAAGTTTGATGGTCTGGTTACAAATACCGAGACTGGCGCCCAATGGGTAGACTGCTTTGAGATGTATCGAGGAAAAGCTGGTGTCTTAAGGGCATTCAGACTAGACCGAGTAAAGAGAATTCCTAAGAAGAGGGGTAAGCGTCGTGCCAAACGAGGAACAGCAGCTAGTACAGCACCTTGATACTGTAAATAAAGTTGTTGGAGAATACCTAAAAGGTAATGACCCTACAAAGATCTCTAAACAGTTAGATATTCCAAGAACCAAGGTGGCTGCTTTAATAAAAGAGTGGCAGGTGATGGCGTCTGACAACTCCGCTATTCGAGCTAGAGCTAAAGAGGCTTTAGCTGCGGCAGACGAACACTATAGCAGGCTAATCAGTCAGGCCTATGAGGTTATTGACGAGGCTACGACCACAGCAAATCTAGGAGCTAAGACCAACGGAATCAAGCTGGTTATGGATTTAGAGTCCAAGCGTATTGAAATGCTACAGAAGGCTGGCCTACTTGAGAATAAGGAGCTGGCAGAAGAGATGCTAGAGATCGAGCGTAGGCAAGATATCCTTATGGGTATTCTTAAAGACGTAGCTGCAGAACATCCAGAGATCAGAGATAAGATTATGAAGAGGCTGTCAGAAGCTTCTGAAAAGCTAAATGAAACGGTAACAATTGTAAACAATGTTTGATGATTTTCTAGAGGCACTTAAAGATAATCCATTTGAAGAGATTCCTGTGGATGCTAAGACCTTTGTAGAAGACGAAGCCTTCCTCAATCAGCCTCCACTTTCTCCAATTCAGTATGACATCGTAGAGGCAATGAGTCAGATCTACAAGAAAGAAGATCTTGTAGAGCTTATGGGTCACGAAGAGGGTAGTCGATACTATAAGAAGTTTACAAAGAACGAAATCATTCTGCAGCTAGGCAAGGGTAGTGGTAAAGACTTTACCTCTACAGTTGCAGTAGCATACATCGTATACAAGTTGCTATGTCTTAAAGATCCCGCCAGGTATTACGGTAAGCCATCTGGTGACGCTATTGATATTATCAATATCGCTATTAACGCTGCCCAGGCTAAGAACGTTTTCTTTAAAGGTTTTAAAACAAAGATTGAAAAGTCTCCTTGGTTTGCTGGCAAGTACTACGCCAAGATGGACTCCATTGATTTTGATAAATCTATTACTGTTTATTCTGGTCACTCTGAGCGTGAATCACACGAGGGTCTAAACCTTATGGTGGCAGTCCTTGACGAGATCTCTGGCTTTGCCACCGAAAATGCCAGCGGTAATGACCAAGGAAAGACCGCAGATAATATTTACAAGGCCTTTCGTGGTACTGTAGACTCTCGTTTTCCAGACCTGGGCAAGGTAGTGCTTCTATCCTTCCCAAGGTATCCAGGAGACTTCATTTCTCAAAAGTACGAGGAGGCCATACTTGAAAAAGACACTATCCAAAAACAGCATAAGTTTATTTTAAATCCAGACTTGCCAGAAGACGCCGAGGGTAACAACCTAGAGATAACCTGGGACGAAGAGCACATTGTCTCTTATAAATATCCCAACACCTTTGCCCTTAAAAGACCTACTTGGGAAGTAAATCCTACAAGATCTATCGAAGACTTCAAGCTAGCATTCTATACAGACCTTGGAGACGCAATGATGCGCTTCTTGTGTGTTCCAACTTTTGCCTCAGATGCTTTCTTTAAACAAAGAGAAAAGGTTCAAGCATGTATGACTGGCAGAAACCCCATCGATACTTTTAAGCGCTTTGACGAATCGTTTAAGCCAGACCCAGACAAGAAGTACTATGTCCACGCCGACCTTGCACAAAAGCATGACAAGTGTGCTGTGGCAATTGCTCACGTAGAAAAGTGGGTAAATATACAGGTAATCAAAGATTATGAACAGGTTGTCCCATTTGTTGTAGTCGATGCCGTAGTTTATTGGGAGCCAAAGATAGAGGGCCCCGTCGATCTTTCAGAAGTAAAGCAGTGGATTCAAAACCTTAGAAGGCTGGGGTTCGACATCGGACTAGTCACCTTTGACCGCTGGCAATCATTTGATATTCAGAATGAGCTAAAGGCTGTGGGTATTAGAACAGAAACCCTGTCGGTAGCCAAGAAGCATTATGAGGATATGGCAATGTTAGTATACGAAGAGCGTGTTGTTATGCCCTCGATGGATTTGTTGTTTGAAGAACTAACAGAGCTTAAGATTATGAGAAACAACAGGGTAGACCACCCTCGTAAAAAGTCAAAGGACTTGGCGGATGCTGTGTGCGGATCAATCTTTAATGCTATCTCTCACACGCCCAGAAACACAAACCTTGAGGTAGAGATTCATACATTTAGGGATCGTCCCAAGGTTGATGTTGCGGACCTTCCAGACAACGTGATACAATATAAACCCAAAGAGATTCCAGACGATGTTAAAGACTACTTAGATCGTTTTGGCCTTGTCTAACACAAAATGTTGGGCATACTTTAAGATTCAAACACCAGATTTAGTATAAAGGGCGGTACAATTGTTACCTATTGACATTGTATATTTCTCGAACTATTCTGGAAATACTAAAAGATTCGTGGAGAGGCTTAATGAAAATGACGCTATTAGGATACCTATTGATAGGAGCGATCGTGGTATTACCGTTGATCGCCCTTATGTCCTTCTGGTACCTACTTACGGTGGCGGCGAGGGACGAGCAGCAATACCCCGACAAGTACGATCTTTTCTAAACGTTAGAGAGAACCGTGCGTTGTTGCGTGGTGTTGTTGGTTTTGGAAACACAAACTTCGGTGATCACTTTTGCAGAGCCGCAGATTTAATTAGTGCAAAGACAGGTGTGCCAGTCATTGCGAGGGTAGAAATATTTGGCACAGAAGACGATGTAAAGACAGTAAAAGAAAGGCTCAATTTACTTTATGGATAAGAACTATAGCTATCACGAACTAAACGCAATGCTGAACCTTTATGGGCCAGACGGCAAGATTCAATTTGACAAGGACAAGCTAGCGGCTAAGCACTACTTCTTAG